AAAAAACAGTGTATAGACTATCGAAAAATTGAACGATGTCCCCCTCGAAAATCTCGACACCATTTAGGTCTTTGAGTCCTGTTGATTGCATGAGCTCGATTTCATCAAACTCAACTGACATTTCTGTACACCTTTCGGTGTCTCCCTGGTGACAGATATCTAAAAACTTGCTGTCGAATGAAATATTAGTAACATCGCACATCCATTTCAACGACTTCATCCACGCTCTAAATTTCGGAATCATGACATATCCTCCTTAAATAAACAAACTAGCTAACCAAATTAAAAATGCACATGTAATGATTTTCGAAATACTGCTCTTCACAGCATATGAATAATCCTCTTCAGATTCTTTTTTGCTGGGTAACACAGGCCAGATGAAAGATAGTAGTGCATCCATCCCTAATGCTTGCCAGACTGTAATTTTCCCAACTGGAACGATCGTTGTGATGATTTCATTCCAACCATACTGAACCACGAATGGCGATACAACAATTACAAATACAGAACCTAAAACAATACCTAGTTTTTTCATTTTACAAATCCTCCTCTTTCACAAACACCCCATCAACAATCTTGCCCTTTCGGTCTTTGATAGCATCATAGGCAATCTGCAAGCAACTGTCTGCATCTGTCCCGTTGAATAACGAAACAGAACTAATCACACTGTCGAGAAACATCAAGTCAGACTTAATCAGAGGCATCTGTGTCTCATTGTGACAGACATGAGCATATAGCTTCTGAGCAATATTCCCTAAACTCGAAACCATCAACAGCAATTCAAGTTCCTGTTGATTTGCTGAAATCTGAGCACCGTTCTTGATTTGTTGCTCAAGCCCAATCAATACGACTTGAATATCACCAAGCGCATCATAAATCAGCTCAGATTTGTCCTTTGCAATTCCTTCAAACAATTCTCCTGACTCTTCCATCAGCTTCAAGAACTGCTTAACTGGATTTGCTTCATGTAGATTTCTATCAACAAACCACTGTTGAACTTTTTCTTCCAAATTCATTTTTGTATTCATATTACTTTTCCTCCGTTTTCTTCACAATCAGGTAGTAGCAATCAGCTGCTCCGTAATCAATCCTGATGTTTTCTCCACTCATGCTTTTCCGAAAGCGTGGATGGTTGATAGCTGAGTAACTAGCTTGATGTTTCTTTAATTCGTTGATTGCGCTATGTATGTGGCCAAAACTCCCAATGAGTATCTTTCGGTGACCGTTGTAAATGAAATAGAGTTCAATCATCTTTACTAAACTCCTTGTAAATTTTTTTGAATATTTCTGACACCAATTTTTCAGGTATATTAGATCTCTCGTTGTATGATTTTGAGAAAATCTTCCACTCGATATCCTGCTTGATAATTTTATTTTTAAGATTAAGTTCAATATTACTTCCAAAAATCGTCCGTTTTTGTAAAGGATAATCATAATTATTGTATCTAGCTAGATTTTTGTATGGAATTCTGAATCCAATAATATCCTCAATGTAGGGCCACAGTCTGTCAGCTGCTGGATTCTCAATAACCCAAAATTGTGGTCTATATCTTTTTATGATTTCTATTGTGTTGAAAGCTGTTAGCTCGCCATTGACCCTTTTCAAAAATTGCCTGTCGTACTGATAATTTATATAAGCTGACTCGTAATCCTGATTTGCCCTGATCGTGAACGGTGAAGGTCTTACTTGTGGAGCAAACAAGCTATCAGAGACATCATTGCGTTTCCAACAAGCGTTCCCATTTTCCATTGCAGAAGCATTTGACCATGATTCACATGGCGGACTAGCTATTACAAGGTCAGGTTTTGGTAATTTGTCTAACACGTCAAAGAGCGTGTTATCTCCAAATAAACGTTTGTAATCAGCAAGGTCCAGATTTATAAAATGATTGTTCTTGTTTTCTATATCCATTCCGATTGAATAGATTTCAATATTCGCCCCCCCCGAACTATTCAGAGAGTTAGCACCCTTGAAGTAAGAACCATTCCCACTATCGAAGAGTGCCCAGACTGTCATTTTCTTTATGATCGATACCTCCAATCATCCCTTCACCTGAATCACATAAAAATTCCCAAACGATCTTAGCGCCTTCGCAACCTGCAATGCGACCGCACGAGAAACAAACCGAATCGCTCCCCTCTCTTCTGAAAAAGAGATATCAATCCCAGTCACGCCGATTTTAGCAGACATCAAGTACGGTTTTTCCTCTTTTGTTCCATGTTTCAAAATAAACATCAGTTTCTTCCTTTCTCAAGTCTTTCTAGCATTTCTTGTTTCTTCTTCTCAAGGTCCTTTTTGGTCTCATCACTAGTCTTATTGACATAGTCTGGTTGTGACCATTCAGGAACGTTTGATTTTTGATTCCCTGACTGACCCTTGATTTTGCTTTCTTTGTACGCTCGTTCACGTTCCTCGACTGCTGCAATCGTCAAAACTCCATCATTCTTCCAATTCGTCAAAATCGCTCTGATATAACTAAAATTCCTTTTACCATTGTCAGCAGCAAGCCCAATTGCTTTCAGAACAACTTTCGCTTCCATACCATCCAAAGTGATGAATTCTTTCAAGATTTCAAATTGAGTTCCATCCAACGGAGCGATACGAGATTGATATTCTTCCACGATGAGTTCGACTGGATTTTTATCTACATCTTTCTCTATCTCTGTATCTATATCTTTCTCTATATCTATATCTCCGTTACGCTTTGTTACATCGTCGTTACATTGTAACGCTAATTGATTTTCTCGAAACTTACGAACCCTTCTGGCGCTTGCGGTTTCGCTACCTACCATCTCAGGAACTTGCTCCAAAAAATAGTCTCTATCTGATTTTCTAGTCAGCAGACCTTTGCTTTCCAAAAATAGCAAAGTGATTTTAATATCTTCAACGCTCTCATCGATCATAAGAGCGATTTCTTCAGCAATATTATCAGCAAGCCCATCATAGTAGATGTGCCCGCCATCCTCTAAACTAATCAACATCATTTTGAGATAGATGATAGTGTGCGTATCGCCACCTGCAATCTTACGAAGTAATTTCATTTCCTTAGACTTGAAAAAATCCTGAGCCAGTTGAATCCAGTAGTATCGCTTGTTTTTAACTACCATTGATACCCTCCGTTTTAATCCACAAATGTTTCTTTTCGTGTCACGGGATCAATGTCCACACGTCGCCCTGTTTTAAAGTCAATAAACCCTTTCTCAACTTGTGGCGCTTGAAGTTGGATTTTCTTCGGTCTCATGGCCATTTTAAGCTTGATATTCATAATCAGTGATTCAATCAATACCACTGATACTACTGTGCATACTGCGATAATTTGTAAATTGTTCATGTTTTTTATCCTCTTTTTGTGTTATAATAAAATCAAATAATTTTGCTAAGACCTTGTCCAGAAGCCTTTTAGTAAAGTTATTATAGTTGATTAGAGAGCCATTCTTTGATGGCTCTTTTTGACCATTTCTTACCAGGGAGTTCTTTTGGAAATCCCTTCATGTAACGATAATTGTTTGAAAACGTGTCATAGTTAATGCCTAGAAAATCACAGGTAGTGCTCACATCCATTAACTCTGGATAGTGGTCGCTATCTTTTTCTATCTCAACCAATCTTGTAATTGTGTCCTTGATAATGGACTTAATCCAGTCAGATAGTGAAAGTAGAACATTGTCCATCTTCTTCCCCTTCCTACACCTCGTCAAATGAGTTCAATTTCATGATTTTCATCTTAGTATTGGTGCTTGGCTCCCAAGTCATCCAATATTTCAATGCTGCTTCTGCGATTTTTTTTGGTAGCAAGTCATAGCGACTGATGTTGAAGTGGTCTTTGAAATCAATCTCAGCTTGTCTAAATACCGACTGAGCAAAAATCTTATCAGCATAAGCAGGACTATCAATCCCACCCAGGCAAGCCACGACCCGAGCCTTGCGCTTCTTCAGTAGTGACTGAGCATAGCTTGGATGAATCGGTTGCTCACTCTTCAGATAGTCGATATCTTCAAGCATGGTCGCCTGTTGCTCACGAAGCTTTTTCTGGCCAGTGAATAGAGCGATGAAGGCATCCTCATCTAAGTCCTCACGAATGAAACCACCCTGCTTGCGAATAGCTGGCAAGACCTCTGATGTTACCCATCGTTTGAATTCTTTCGCTTGTGGAAGCTTACTTGAAAGAATGAGAGAATAGAGACCAGATTCGTTGATGATGATAGGATTTTGATTTCTACCCATGGCGTCACGAATCGTTACCCCATCTGTCTTATCATCTTCATCTACATGGTCAAAAATTGCTTTTCTTGAATTTGTATACCCCAAGATATCCGCAACATCCTTTCCAACAAACCAAGGCTCGTCATCAATTGTCAAAGTACGGACTTCCTGTCCGTGAAAGTTAAAAATTTCGTTCATAGTATTCCTTCCTAAATTTGGTATAATAAAACAAAAACGATTGGAGATTTTTTATGAAACTTGACGTTTCTATTAAGTTTAGAGATATCCTAAAGACCATTACAATTGACACTCCTTCAAAATGCCCCCACTGTGGTAGAACCATGTCTCCACAACATGTCGGACAGAGCTGGAGTTCTGAAAACGCTGGACTTGACGATCAAGGGAGATTTTCTGTTATTTTTAGATGTACTTATGAAGATTGTCAAAAGTATTTTGTAATAGAGTATATTCACGATGATTATCCGCTCTCTACAATGATTAACTATTCCTATCGCCCTCCAATCAAGGTTAAACTCCCTGAAAATATAGAAAAAGTTTCTCCTGTTTTTGTTGAGATCTATTCGCAAGCAACTGTTGCAGAGTCCGAATCATTAGATCAAATTGCAGGTGTAGGCTATCGCAAAGCAGCCGAATTTCTCATAAAAGATTACGCAATTTCTAAAAATACAGAAGACGAAGAAAAAATCAAATCAATTATGCTTGGTCAAGTAATCGCTGACTACTTAAATGATTTTCCCAAAATTCAAGCCTTAGCAAAATCTGTTGCTTGGATTGGCAATGATGAAACTCATTATGTCCGCAGGCATGACGACAAAGATATCCAAGATTTAAAGAAATTCATTCTCTCAGCAGCTCAATTTATTGCTGCTGATTATGATGCTGATGAAGCCTTGTCTTTCACTGCTTCTAATTGAGAAACCTTAATATCCAACTCATCCAATTTTTCTGCAATATATGTCACGGTCCTCAATATCTCATTGAGGGCGGTTCTTTCTAGTTCGTTCATCTCCCCCTCCTACTCAATCACCTTATTGCCGACTACCAATCGTTTAACGACAACATCCATCTCCTTAAATTCGGCATTCTCTGCACAGTATCGGACGCTCTCGCTGATAATGTGACAAATGGATACCCCGTACTCATTCGCCAGCTCCGTAGCAATATCCCAGGCATCTTTGTCAATCCGTGTTACTTTTTGCGCTGCGTTGTTCATAATGCCATTCTCCTTTTTGCGGTTAAACCGCAATATCATGTAAAAAAATAATGTCATCGATAGACACATCAAAAGCAGTAGCGATTTGATAAGCCTGTGTTACAGTAGGCTCTGTTTTACCTCGCTCCCAATTTCCCCAAGTATCAGCAGAGACATCAAGGGCCTTAGCTGCGTCCACTTGTCGCCAGTTCTTTAGCGTTCGCAATGTTTTAAGAGTCATTTTTGGCATTTTACTGTCCTTTCTATCGTTTTTTTATAATTGACTGACTCAACTATGATTATATTATAATGCGGTTAAACCGCAATGTCAAGTGTTTTTTGCGTTTTTTTCGTATTTTTTTATTTTTTTCTTTACTTTTTTGCGTTTTTGCCGTAATATATACTATATAAAGGAGTGATACAAATGAGCAATAATAAAAGTAAAGAAATTTTCTCTGCGAACTTGGAAAATTTGATGAGCAGCAGAGGGATTGATAGAAATAAGCTCTGTTCTGATCTAGGATTGAAGTACACTACTGTAAGAGATTGGTTAAAAGGCATAACTTATCCTCGGATAGGGAAGATCGAGTTACTTGCAGACTATTTCGGAGTTAATAAATCGGACTTGATAGAGGATAAAACTCAAGAAGTAAAAAAACTAAAAATCCCTACTTCCCCTCTTGTTCAGAAAATAACTGAAAAAGTTGTAAAGTTATCAACTCCAAGAAAACAAAAAATTCTGAACTATGCTAATGAACAATTAAAAGAACAGAATAATAAAGTGATTATGATTGAGGAAAAGCTTTTTGAATACCGTGTTTTTGAAAAGCTATCAGCTGGTACCGGATTTTCATATTTCAACGATGGGAACTATGATACTGTTTTTTACGACAAAGACCTAGACCACGATTTTGCTTCTTGGGTTTTCGGAGATTCCATGGAGCCTAAATATACGAATGGAGAGGTCGTTCTCATCAAAGAAACAGGGTTTGACTACGATGGTGCCATTTATGCGGTTGATTGGGATGGCCAAACTTATATAAAGAAAGTCTATAAAGAAAAAGACGGTCTTAGACTCGTCTCTATCAATAACAAATATAAAGATAAATTCGCACCATATGAAGAAGATCCTAGAATCATTGGAAAAATAGTCGGAAACTTCATGCCGATTGAAAATTAAAAGGAGAAGAAACATGAACAAAAGAAAAAATTCTAAGCCAGTTTATAAAAGAGTGTGGTTTTGGGTGCTGATAGCTTTCTTGGCTATTGGTGTGACAAATAGTATTTTAAAGAACCCATCTAAAAATACTACAACCAAAACTGAAAAAACATCATCAGCAGCAGTTGAACAGAAATTTAAAATGACTAAAGAGTTAGGCGAAGATTTCGCGTTATACTTTAAAGACAACGCTGAAATTATTGACAAAGGGGAAAAGGTTGATTTTGTTCCTGGAGGCGACGATAAATATATTTCAGTGCGAATTGGAGAAAGCTGGAAAAATGAAAACTCTAGTCGTAAAATCTATATTTCAAATGAATTTTTGAAAGCTAAAAATACCATCTTTGAAAAGTGGGCTCAAGAAAAAGGCTACAATGTTGATTTAGAAAAAGATACACCTCAACTGCTTGTTTATACCTCAGACTCTGATAAAACTCAAATATCTCAAGAGTACAAAGGAGAAATGAAAATACTGAAATAAAATAGAAAAATCTCACCCTCTATTAGAGAAAGCTTTAAAAGATAAAGTCAAGAAATAACAAAAAAGCCTCACAATCACCCTCGCCAAAGTTTGATTGTGAAGCTCAACCTTATAAAAAATCAGCCATTAAAAAGGCCTCTTTTCTATACCCTATTTTACACCATGAAAGGGGTGATGTCAATATTCTCAATGTTTAGACCTTGTCCAGAAGCCGATAAACAAGGAGAATACAATGAAATATAATAAAACAAAATACCCAAATATCTATTACTATGAAACTGCAAAAGGCAAACGTTATTACATCAGACGCTCTTACTATTTTTATGGTAAAAAGAAAGAGATTACTAAAAGTGGTCTCACAACCCTTCCACAAGCTCGTGCAGCCTTGACAGAGATTGAGCAACAAATCCAAGAACAAGAATTAGGTATCAATACGAATCTAACACTTGATAATTATTGGGATATCTATTCTGAAAAGAGATTGTCAACAGGGCGCTGGAATGACACTTCCTACTACCTCAATGAAAACCTCTATAAAAACCATATTAAACCAAAGTTTGGTTCTGTTCTGCTTAAAAATTTGGATAGAAATGAGTATGAACTCTTTATTGCTGACAAGTTGCAGAACCATACCAGATACACTGTTCAAACTCTCAATTCCAGCTTCATGGCATTGTTAAACGATGCCGTGAAAAATGGAAATATGCTCTCAAATCGCTTGAAAGGTGTTTTCATCGGCCAGAGTGACATCCCTGCAGCTAACAAGAAAGTGACTCTCAAAGAGTTCAAGACTTGGATAGCAAAGGCAGAAGAGATTATGTCAAAACAATTCTACGCTCTGACCTATCTTACCATCTTTGGACTGAGAAGAGGAGAAGTCTTTGGATTGCGCCCAATGGATGTAACTCAGAACGAAAATGGACGGGCTATACTGCATCTTAGAGACAGTAGGAGCAACCAGACCTTGAAAGGGAAAGGAGGGCTTAAAACAAAGGATTCAGAGCGATATGTCTGCCTTGATGATATCGGAACAGACCTTATCTATTATCTGATAGCTGAAGCTTCTAAGATTAAGCGAAAGTTAGGGATTATCAAGGAGCAACAAAAAGATTATATCACCCTTAATGAAAAAGGTGGTCTCATCAATCCAAACCAGCTAAATAGAAACTTCAATCTAGTGAATGAAGCAACAGGATTGCATGTAACACCTCACATGATGCGCCACTTCTTCACGACTCAAAGCATTATTGCAGGGGTTCCGCTTGAACAATTAAGCCAGGCGCTGGGGCATACAAAGGTTTATATGACGGATCGTTATAACCAAGTTGAGGACGAACTTGCTGAAGCGACAACAGACCTATTTCTTAGTCATATTCGCTAAAAAAGTCCCCGCCAAAATCTCAAAAAGTCCCCGCCAATTCCCCGACCAAATTCCAAAAACTACCGAAATTTATCGGAAAACGATGTTTAGGAAACTTCCGAAAAGCTTGAAATAAAGCAAAAAAACTCCACCTGATTGGGTGGAGTTAAGGGAGATTATTATGAAAAAGAAAAGTTTAGGATTTCATTAAATAAAGTTAGGAGGTCTTTATTTAATGATTATATAATACAAGATGAATCTTAAAGCTATCTTAATTTTTTCTCTGATTTATCATTTTTTTAAAAATTTTTTTCGAATGGAATTTTCCTCTCCAAGCCATAAAAAAGCCACCTGATTGGGTGACTTCTTTAGGAGATTATGATGAAAAAGAAAAGTTTAGGATTTCATTAAATAAATAGGAGGTTATTTAATGAAAATCGAAACCAGACTAGGCAGATAGACGCAAGCATAACTATAGTTAGCTAAGTCGACTCTAACGAAGATTGATGAGATTTTCGAAGAGTATTAGGAGGTCTTTATTAA